TCAGTAAGCGATTTGCGCCTGTCTGAGTTAGTGCTTTTAGTTCCCTAACCTCAACGCCCTGTACGCCCCGCACAGCAAGAGTGCTAGGCAGCAATCCAGTGTGTTCCATTTCTGTTTCTATTCCCGCTGCCATTAACGCCGACTCTGGAGTGAAACCAGCGTTAATTAACTCTTTGGCGACTTGCGCCCTTGTTAGCTGCCTCTGTACTAACGCAGTTTCATCTTCCTGCAACGCTTTTACAGCACCAAAATCAAAGCCTAAATATCCACGCTCAGATGGGAACTCATGCTCTAATAAGCCAGACATGAACATTTCAATCCTGCGATATAGCGGGAGCAAGGTTTCTTCCCAGAATGATTCACGCGCTTCACGATAATTGCTGTACGTGCTGCGCTGTAATCCGGTATTTGCACCAACGAGAATTGCTGGAACACCAAACGCAGAACAGATACGTGTCTCAGACAAAGCACGTAACTCTGGAATTTCCATTTGCCCTATCGGACTTCCCATTGTTTCGTATGATGCGTCCTCGTCAAGAATCGCAATCCGATGCCAGTTTTTATTGCCTCTAAATTGTGACCGCCATTGAGTCCGTAGTCTGTCAGCCTCGTCCTGAGAACCGATCTTCCGTTTCAGCTTCAATATGCCAGATGGGACACCAGCGTTGTTGAAAAACGCCCTTGTGAAATTGGTGGCATCCGTATCCAGTGAAATCTGCTTGAGCAAGACCTGTAACGGACTCAGCCCGTAGAAGTCGTTGTTCGGGTTGGGAAACTTAAGATGCCCAACGTCCTCGGCTGGTATGAAATAGCGCGCTCCGCTCACGTCATATGTGTAGCCCTTGCGAGGAACCACCTGCACTCGGTCAGGTCGCAATAGCATTAAGGAAACAACGCCGACACCTGCCCGTTCTTTTAGCACGTAGGCGTTTCCTGCAATCTGTAAATGAGTTATCAGGGACTCAAGGAAATCATATTGCGTAAAGTCAGGTGCGGGTTTCTCGACAAGCTGCGCAAGTGGAGCGTTGGGTATCTTTTCCTTGTCATCGTCATACAAGCACAGCACAGCTTCCGCAGCAGATGTAGCTATCTCACGTATACATGCAAACACCAACTCGTTCTCTGCGTATCCTCGCTGCGAGAAACTAGCATAATTTGCGTCTGGGTACGCTGGCAGATTCGCGGTCGTGTTCATAATGCTTGCGACCGCCGAACCTTCGTACTGTTGCTGCTTGCCTAGAAGCCGATCAAGAATACTCAAAGCCATACTCCGATTCCCGGTGATCTGTCTTGATGGTAAACAGCAAGTGCAAGCGCGCAAACGCCATCGTCATGTAACCCTGTCGGGGCTGAGTATTGTGCGCCAGTCCGTGTATAAACATATTCAAAACTTAACAACTCATTTAGCAGCAAGCCTTCTGGAAACGTGATCTGGTTTTGCTGTATAGCGACCGCCAACCGTTCCATCAACTGTTGCTTAGAACTGCTTGTAAATTTGAACCCCTCAAAGTTTGTCCCGGCTTTGGCGAGGAACTCAATTATCGCATCCCCCACCCCTGTGCTGTCAACCAATGCTGGTTTTTCGCCCGTAGTGTTGACAATACGTTTGAGGGTTTCTTCCCACGGAGACTGCCACCGTACAGACCGACACACATTCCCTGACTCGTCAAGCCCGATACCCCATGTCCAGTCAACAGATTTCGCCAAATCCCAACCCCAGACAACTGGCTCTTTATCAGACATGGTCGCAACGCATTTATATATCGCCTCGACACCAAACGGATTCCCCTCATCGTCACTAGGCTCTGCCATATAGAGTTCGCGAAATACATTTTCGGGTAGGTCACGCTTTGCTTCTGCGACTTCTTCATCCTGCAAGACCTCTGCTTCAATAGCATCGGCAGCAGTGATCTTGGAATACTTCCACCCGGGGATTCCACTCTCGGCTTTTCGCGCTAATTGGTACGCCCAATTCTTACGTCCTTTGACGTTTCCAATTATGCGGATAGCACCACGGGTCGCAGTTAGAGTTGAGCGAATAGCGAACCAAACATCTTCCTTGCATCGGGTAGCCTCATCAATGACTACGCCGTACACATCTTCCCCGTATAGGCTGTCCGGTTTGTCCCCGCCTTTGAACCAGATAGTTGCGCCGTTTGGCAGTGTAATTGTTAAGTTGGAATTATTAGCAAGATATTGACCTTCGCCTAGTCCCGCTTTCAATCGCCTAAATGCAATCTCAGACTGTCCATATATTGGAGCCACCCACCAATAGTTTTTATTGAGTCCGTTACCTTTTAGTGCCTGTTCTGCAAGCCATACCATGCAGCCGACAGTCTTGCCAGACTTGGTAGAGGCTTCAACCACGCTATACCGCTCATCGCAGAATATCGCTTCTCTCTGCTTATCATAGAGCCACGGGCGGGTGTATCTGATGCGTTCTTTAGTTGTCATCATCTTCTGGCAAAGCAAGTGCCTCTACTGGATTCATATCAATGGTGAAGTCTCCCGGCATAAGCTGAACAACTGGCTTTTGCTTCCAAGCATCACCGCCACGCCGTTCCAGCCAGAACATCATTGCTTTGACGTCACCCTTAATTGCTCGGTCATATAAACGTTCCGCAATTCTCGCATTAGCCTTCGCTGTCGCCTCATCAAGTTCGCGCCTGTAATGTTTCGCGAGTGTATTCCGGTCAACTTGTATTACAAGTGCAATATCACCTTGCGGTATTCCATACGCAGACATTGCTTCGACCATTCGGCGTTGGTCAGCGGTTGGTTTATGTGCTGGTTGTGGCATTTGAACTTCAGTATGCTTCCTATTGCTTCCTATTGGTCATAATGCGTCATATTGGTCATATTTTATGGTTGAAACAAAAATCTTCATTCGGTTTTACAACTTCCTCACAACGTACTGAGCCAAATTCTTCATCATCGAATAGGAATGGACAACTTTTTTTCAGATAGCCTAACTTTCCGAAATCTGACCATGTTCTTCCCATATCGCAAACATATTTATTGCCGTTATATTTAATCCCCTTTACATAGTCCTGCCAGAATAACTGAAGCCTTTTTGCACGTTTCCATGTACCGTCGCCGATATATTCACTATCGGTATTACCTCCACTCATTGTTTGTGAAGCTGTTTTCATCATGTAGTAGGCATTAAATAAAATCGTACACCAGCCTCCGGTTATAACTTGGAGATTCATGTCGGTATCTTCGATTAAATGATCTCTGAAATTAAATGGCATTTCATTAAGGATCATATAAAAACTATACACTTGCTGATTTATTTCAAACGGCTTTGTAGCAAACCTGACAAATGCCTGATGCCTCAAGCCAGCCAAGCCCACATTTGAATATCGGTCTACAAACTCCTCAAGTAATGTCATTGCACTTGCGGTGTCCGTTTTTATTCCCTTCCCTTTATTCATCCGATATATGCCCTTGACGTTATCGTCAATCTGCCAATGTCGCTTTGCTCCACTAACTGTTGCATGTTTTTTACAAAAATTGCGTGAATAACTTAATCCCTGCCCCGACTTAGGTAATTGAAGGACATAATCAGCGCCATATAGTGTCATATATGCTTCATATTCATCTGGCTCCACGACTAACCGAAACGGAATATCGGCATCACGTAGGAACATTGGAGTCTGAGCAATTTCTGCCCTCCCCTTTGAAGGAATATAAATTGGGTATTTCACGACCTATATACCAATTCTTCAAAATAAGGCAGCGTCTTTTCCAGACCGTCAATCCTACTTGTTTTTGGCTCCCAACCAAGAAGGGTTTGTGCTTTATGAATATCGGGCTTCCTTCGCGTCGGATCATCTTTCGGTAAAGGCTTAAATACAATTTCACTCTTGCTATTTGTTAGTTCAATAATTTCTTCGGCTACCTGCAATATACTGACTTCATCAGGATTACCGAGATTCACTAATGGCAACGGGTGTGTTGTAGCCGTATGGTTCATCATTCGCCATATACCGTCGACAGTATCGTCCACATACGTGAAGGAGCGTGTTTGTGAACCATCGCCATATACAGTAATTGGCAATCCGCGAAACGCCTGTGCAGCGAAATTAGGGACTGCACGACCGTCATTAAGTTTCATACGAGTCCCGAAGGTATTGAACAGCCGAACTACCCGCGAATCAAGACCGTAATATCTGCGATATGCAGCAACGACAGATTCTGAAAACCTTTTCGCCTCGTCATATACACTTCGCTCGCCCGTCGGGTTTACGTTTCCCCAATAATCCTCAGTCTGCGGTGAAATTTTAGGGTCGCCATATACTTCAGATGTTGAAGCCAATATTAATTTCGCGTCATAGTTTTGGGCAAATCTAACAGCATTAAACGTCCCGACCGATCCCGCCATTAATGTTTCGGTTGGGAACTTGATGTAGTCTTTTGGACTCGCTGGGGATGCCAGATGAAGTACGTAATCAATATTTGCTCCAACCACCCACAAAGGGTCGGTTATATCCTGCTCAATTAAATGAAATTGAGGGTTTTCAATAAGATGCTCAATGTTAGATGGCTGCCCTGTGATCATACTGTCGATACAGACAATGTGATGCCCTTCAGCAAGTAATCTATCGGCTAGATGCGAACCTATGAATCCAGAACCGCCCAGAATTAATGTTGTTGCCATTATGAGCCTTTATGAACATTATGATTTTTATGAAGCAATATGAAGCAATATGATTAACTATGACTTCATATGAAGCAATATGAAGCAATATGAAGCAATATGATTCAATATGACGTCATATGACGCATTATGACTTCATATGACGCAATATGACTTCATATGACGCAATATGACTTCATATGACGCAATATGATCCTTTATGACAAATGCGTAGCCATAGTTGCCCATTTTTCATCCTGCTTTAACTCCATACCATAATTGTTTACTTTGTCTCCTTTGATTTGTTCTACCCGTTGAAGTCGTTGACGGAATCCCGAGTAATCCGTGTGGTGATGAATCCGACCGAATCTCCACACTACCTTTGTTATGTCAGAGTGCAGATTAGCAATCATCTGAGACTTTGCAGTTGTGCCATCCTTGTAAACATCATCGGTGTTCCCGCCCTTCATTTTTAGGGTTGTGTTTTTTCGTTGAAGGAAAGCATTAAAAAGAATCGTGCACCACCCCGCCTTCAACATTCGCAAAGATAGGTGCGTATCCTCGTTGTACCTGCCAGCCCAACGGTAAGGCATATCGTTCCGAATAAGGTTGCAAGAATAGATGCGAGTGTTAGGAGTGAATGGTCGCTTCTTTGATTTACGAGGGACAAAGAAATCATAATTTGGTCCAGCCATAGCCACGTTCTTATACCGTAGGCAGAAATCTTCCATCACAGTAAAAAACACACCGCTCATTACATTGATTTTTATGTTGTTATTAAGTCGCGCAAATGCTCGTATGTTGTCATCCATCACCCAATGCCAATCGTGTCCATTAGCAATAGAGTGTTCCCAAGCAAAGTTCCGCGCTGCTCCAGACCCCTTACTTCTCGATGAGCCAAGGTCATCACAGGGGTCATAGTCCTCTTGATATTGCGGGTCTAGCGTAAGCAGCGTTGCTGAATCGGGTACAACGGCAGCATACTTCTCACGCTCGGACTCCTCTACTACGATGTAATGTGGCACTCCCATAGCGTGTAGAGCCTTCGTGGTCATCCTAGATTCCCAACGTCCTTTGCTCACGATGTAAAGTGGGAATTTAGGATTCATTAAAACCCCTCGACAATATATCTTTTATCTGCTGTAACACCGATTTCAACCGGAGGGAACCAAACAAACTTAGTGGACGGTGTTACCGCTTGATCAATCAGTTTCGCAAAGTCCTGTACATCGTCCTCTGTCTTGAAGTGGACAACTATTTTCTGCACACTCCCTTCATTTTCCTGATTGAACTCTGGCATATCCTGCCATTCTTCATTGGGGTCTGTCAGCGGAGTGTTGAGCAAGTCATCAATATCACCCCCCATAAATCCCAATCCGGTTATGGAAATATCAAAATCATCCAGCCTCAACCTTTCCAGTTCGTTCAGTAATAAGTCGCCATCCCAACCAGCATTAATCGCAATCTGATTATCGGCAAGGATATATGCCCTTTTCTGAACGTCAGACAAGCCGTGCAGTTCGATGATAGGTATAGCAGTCTGCTGTAACTTCCGCGCTGCTTGTACACGTCCATGCCCGGCAATTATGCCATTATCACCATCTACCAAGACAGGGTTAGTCCAACCGAACTCTTTTATGCTCGCTGCTATCTGCGCAATCTGCTCGTCAGTATGAGTTCTGGCATTATTGACATATGGGATTAGCGTATCAATGTCGCGGTATTGGACTGCTAGCGCGTCCGCGTGATGCTGACCTTCGCTGCTTTTGCTAACTTTTGCCATAGCTGTTCCTCTTTAATTTTTTAGATGAGCGTTGTTCCCCGCTGTGTCGGTGGCAGATGCGCCAAGCCAATAGTTACGCTTCCTAGGTCTGCCGTTAGGCGAGAGGAACCACGCCCAGCGTCATCGTAGCATAAGGGGCTTGCAGGAGCATAGGTAGTAAATAACTACTCAAAATGAAATGCAAACTCTGTGCATCGATGGTAGACACCCGAAAATACGATTCTGAACTCTAGTTTAACTCCCCTGTTACATAAGTTACCTATTGTTACATTAGTAACCTTTAAAGAAATATTAAACGGTAACTAATATGTTTCTTAAGGTTACTTAAGGTTTCTACGCACGCGCGCAAGATGATCGGTCTTGATCGGTATTTGATCGGTGTCCAGATTAAAGTAAAACCCCTCATATATTTCAATGAGGGGCTTGTCCTGTTTCCCTGTTGGGTTGGTTAGCTGACCAACACCGCCTTGCTCGGACGCTTGCCGAACGCGAATTTCGGGTCATCGTTGCTAGGCGTTACCGTTACTTTCATAGATACCGTATCGCCCTGTTCAGCTTCAGCTTCATCGAGGCTGCTCGGTAGACTTACCCACAGCTTCCAGCCATCGGTGGTCTTGATAGTTATCTTGAAGCCACCACCAAAGTCTGAGTCCCGCCATTTGATGCTGAGGATTTCACCCGTTACTTCGACTCGTCCAGATGGTGCATCTTTCGCTGGGTTGTTTGCGTATTCGGCTGCCTTCTTGGCTTCCCATTCTGCGTCCCGTACCAGCGCAGTCTTGACGGCTGCAATCTGCCTGTCTGAGAGTTCTGCATATTTGTGGAACTTCCACATCACGTCTTGAATAAATGAGTTATTGGATTCAAATGCGTCTGCGAGTTCGGGGTGTTCTTTTATAAGTGCTGCTCGCTGTTCAGCCTTCTTGGATTCCCTTGCTGCCTTTTTAGCAGCGTCCCGCAATACCTTGAAATCGGCTTTGCTCATCTCATCGAAGCGGTTAGTCAAGCAGTCCTGCCCAACTACTATGAACTCCATGCTCGGCTCATGTGCCATGACCGCTGCAAATCGTATGTGTGAACCACAGTGACCGCAGTTATGAATATCCTCGTAAACCGTTTCAATCATCCCGTCGGGAGTGACTTCATATTCGATGTTGTAATGGGCTGCTGGCGTGTATCCACGTTCCCCTAGTTTCTGCATCTCATAATCGCCAATAGATGAGTGGTCAATTACATCTTCGACACGCCCATCAGCGTCGCGAATCTCATAAGGATTCAAGTCAATCACGCCAACGTATTCGTAGGCTTCTGGGTCGAATCCCGGTGCGCTCGGACGGTGTATGTCTGTTCGCTTTGCCATTTTCAGTTCCTTTCGTAAAACTGTGAACCAACTTGGTTCTTTAACTCCTATGCCCCTGCTCAGTGAGACTGGCAGAGGCTAGTAGGCTTTATGTGGGGTTGGTTTATTGCCCTAAGTCAAGTTCATTCCTGTCGTAGTCGTAATGTGCAACTGGAAAGTCCTCTGCATCGACGAAGATTCCATCGGATTCAAAATCGGTGCTATCCATCCAAATATTCATAGCCACCCGAGCCTTAGATTTACTGACCTGTATCGGGATTGAGTATCCGTTAGTCCAGACAATAGCGTTGATGGTTGTGGCTTGGTTGATTGCTGCTCTGAGTTTCATTTGTTTGTTCCTTATCGTGAACCTTGAATTATCCGATGTCAGCGGATGTGTAAGTGTAGAAACCTTTTTCGTACATAATGGCTGAACAATCTTCACACCATTCTGGAACGACTGCGTGGTACTCAGCAAGTTTGCGAGTTTCGTGTCCGACAAGGTTGCCGTGAGAGTCGCAAACTGTGTACCAGTTCTGGTCATCGTCCATGAACGTCTTACTGCGGTTGTCTACTACTGCGATTTGCGACCCAGTGATTCTGTTCTTCATTTGTTTGTTCCATTTCGTTGTTGTGTAGTTCCGTTGGGAACTACCATAATCGTGTATATATCTATTGTCAACCTTTATAGGTACTAAACATATAAACAATTTAAGAATTAGTACGAATCAAAGCGGATATTCGGTTTTTGCGGTTGTTTCTAGGTGCGCCTCATGCTCCTTAATCGACCGCTCGATGGAATAGACAAATTCCTCAGAACCCGCTGCCGTAAATGGATATGTCCACCCATCTGGAATATCGCTAATGAGGGTTTGATATATCTCAGTCCCCTTGCTGTCTGTTATGGAGACCGTGTAGCTGCTTCGCATATATAACCTACTTGTTCCTTCCTACAAACGCTCTACGTCGATGCTAGCGTATGTAAATAATCCTTTAACCACTTAGCCCCACCGAGTCAAAACAGGGTGGGGCTGTGGGCTGTATGTCGGTTGGTGTTAGCCGATGTAAAGGTGCTTGAAAGTGTTGGCGAAAATAGTCGTGGCGATTGACGTTCCGTGCTGGTCGTACCATGACTCACCATCGGAAGTCTCATCGAGGTGTCCGTGAACTAAATCTCTGGCTGTTGCTCGGCTGACTTTGACGTAGCAGGACTTGTCGCCGACAATTACGATTGCTTTGATGTTCGTGGCTTGATTGATTGCTGTGCTGAGTTTCATTTGTTTGTTCCTTATCGTTTTATGTTTTAGGGTTTATGCGTGGAGCCGAATGATGTTGCCTGATGCTGCTACCCATGCAGCGTCAACCATGCCACCGCTGAAGTCAACTTTGGCGAGTCCAAGTCCTTCAAGTTGTTCGTCGCCAGCAGCAACTCGGAAATAACCCTTGCCATTAAGGTCTTGCAGGATTCCAGTAAATTCCATTCCAAATCTGACGCTGAAGTCTGTGGTAACCCGAACCTCTTTACCTATGAATGACTCGACGGTTGCTTGGTCTGTGTATGTGTATGTGTTGTTCATTTCGTATTCCATTTCGTTGTTGTGTAGTTCCCTTGGGAACTACCATAATCACATAAATAGCTATTGTCAAGAGTTTCAGCATACCTTTTTTTCGATTGTTAAAGAAAATGCCCCTAGCCACCACTTGGATGACTAGGGACAACGAAAGGAACCTCACCGCCGAAGCGGTAAGCAAATCGGCTCCTAACCTAAGTGCCACGACCCGACAGCATTGCCATTGTTATCGTGGATAATCTCTGAAAATCTTGCCGTATCATCAACAGCCAGTGTCTTAATTGTTTTTTGCAAGATGCGAATAATCTCGCTGTTTTTATTCCACTCATCAAACGCAGCATTATCTGTTTCAATCGTTAATACAAATGCCATTTTTTTCCTCCTATATTTCACAATCCACAAGGTAGTGGTCGTGTAACTGCCACTCTTTGAAGCCACCTACACCACAGGCACCGCAGCGTACATCTGTCTCAGCTTCCATTACGTGGTCTGAGCAGTACCGTCCCTGTGGTGCGATAACACCATATGCGTCAAAGGCAGCAGAGCCACAAGTGGCTGCTATCTCCCGATAATCAAATCGGGTCGGTACAAGCAACTGGACTTTGTTATTGCAAGGCTTCATTATTTTGTTCCCCTTATGTAATCTGCTGCCCGCTGCGCCTGTGACGCTGCTATCACTACAAGCTTCTTATCGTTATGCAGGGCTTTGAGCCACGACTGAATGTAGCCAACTACTTGAGAGTCCTCTACATCGTCGTGTACGCCCGTGTCTGCGCTCAGAAATGCGCTTGTCATTTCCGCTGCGAGTTCCTCTTTGGCGTAATTCGTGTCACCAAAGTGAATCGCCTCTTTGCTGTCCTTACGGTTCAAGCGAGTTTCGTGTCCCGTACTGTGACCACATTCGTGGAATAAGGTCGTGTAGTAGGACGCTGAACTCTTGAATGTCTCAGTACTCGGAACAGTAATCGTGTCCTGTGACGGAGTGTAATAAGCAGCACTGCCTGTTTTCAATTCGATAGATTCCCGCTCAAGGTAGTTATCAACCACCTGCTGCGCCTTTTCAATCGGACTGAAATCATGGACTGGCTTATCCTCAATCGGTTCAATATCCAGACCATCACATTGCTCAACATTGAACACTGAGTAATACCGTAGGAACAAGAACTTCTTGCACTTACCACGCTTGCCGAGTTTGTTGCATTTTTTCTTGCGGTTAGTTTCGCTGCATGGGGTTTCGTGATTGTAGGTTTCCATCCACAGCGTTACTGCTTGCGACTTCTCACCCTTACGGACTCTGCCACCCTTTGACGTTGCTGCTTTGAATGTAAGCCAGCGATTGTCTTTGTAGCCCTTACGCCAAGCAACGAATCCGAGCCAGAAGGCGTTGATGCCCCGGTAGGCTTTCCCGCGAATTGACTGAGGCATTTGCGACTTGATAATCCACGGCTGCTTCCACGGTATGATGCCTTGGTCAAGAGCCTCTATTATCTGATTTGTAATTTTCTCGTATGCGTTCATTTTGTTTGTTCCTTTCAAGAACTTGTCTTAACCCCTATGCCCCTGCGCAGCGATGCTGGCAGGGGCGGTAGGCTTTATATCGGTTGGGTTAGCTAACCGACTGCTTAGCCTTGCGTTGGCGTTCTTCAAGAACAGCAGGGGCTAAGATGCGGTCGCACCCGTTGTCCTTGTCAGCGTGTGTCCTACTGCAATACTTGGCGTGAGGAATAGCCATTGCTCTGTTTCCAAATAATTTGTGAACTACTGCAATGTCCTTGTCCATTTTCTTGAACAGCTTGCGTATCCTCGTAGCAGTCTCAAGCTGCCAGCTTCCCGGCTCCCTTAGCATTACCTCAACGGTGTCGTTGTAGCCACCGGAATTTTTACTTGTGTAATGAGTCGCATTGATTATTTCCTTAGCCTCGGTAATCATGACCCAAGCATGTCCCATTTTGTCTATGTGTGTTCGGATTAGCATTTCGTGTCCCTTTCGTAAGACTTGCGATCACTCGACCGCTTTAACTCCTATGCCCCTGCGTGGCGAACCAGCAGGGGCGTTTGGTATATGAGCGTGGTGGTTAGCGAATGATGCGCCTCGCTGCGGAGGTTGCTACCCATTTTTTTATCTCGTTGACGATGTAGTGTCCCGCAAACTCTTTCACGGTAGCAAAAGGATTCCGATTCCCCTTAGAACAGGCAACAAACTTATTAAGTTCGGCTTGCAAAAAGTCGGTATTCACTTCTTCATACTTGTCTGCCCAATCGACCTTGTTTAGAAGCTGCTCTACATCGGCTTTGTAAACTGCGACCGAGCCGTTGCTCTGGCTGGTTGGGCTGTCATAGCTGTCGTAGTTGTGATTTGCAATCCACTCTAGCTGGTCTTTGACTTCACTCATTCGTTTGAAACTTAGCATTTCGTTGTTCCTTTCGTAGAACATTTAAGTTGTAGGACTAACCCTATCACGAGCCTATAAGTCTTGCAAGTATTTATTACACACGATTTATTAGCAACATATCGTGATACGTTAGACCGACTGCGAGCGCAGACCATACGTGACCTGAGATTCCGAACAAAGACCCCGGTGGAGTTATCTTCCCTGTACCACCGCAATCTGGGCACGTAGCATGGTCACGACCGAACCAACCTTTACCTTTACATTTGCCTTTGCACTTCTTCCCGCCGATGGCTACTTCATCACCACCAAAGCGGTCTATGATTGCCTGTCGGATAGTCCCGTCATTCGCCCTAGTAGACCCGCACAGCGACAGCTTCACGACTGAGCGTGATATATATGTCACTGGCTGCTGCATACCCTCTCTGGCAAGGTAATCAAATCGACCTGACCACCGGACGGTCTCAAATACATCTCGACCGACTGGCATCCCCATGTGGGTCACGTCCTCAATAACCACCGGACAAGCCAGCGACTTGATCTGCGTGTATATCTTTTCGTTGTCGAACCACCCGTGGTCTAACGGTTCTTCATCGACCATGTAACACCAGCCCGATTTTGTTGTGCCGGGATCAATCGCAAGAATGTGAACCTGAGTCATTGGATTTATCCTCTCCTCGATAGAGCAGCTATCTTCTCGGCTTCCTTGATTGCCTTTGCGTTATCGTCACGTTCCACGTCGAACTGCGATGGTCTAATTCTGCAATTCAAATCTTGCCATGAAAACTCCGTTGCCCCGCGCATGTGTTCTCTGACTTTTATTTCCGCCTCTGGCTTCGTTCTGTTCTGGCGGTAATGTTCTTGAACCCAATGCCTCAACGCAAGTCGCCTCTCTCTCCCCGATGGAATATCTCTGAACTTGAATACTTCCCTAGCCCCGATGGGGTCTGTTGGGACAAGAAGGCTGCTCAAATGACCAAGACTTAATTCAACCGTCCATTGATACCGTCGGGAAAATTGAACCCCGATAGCCACTTGTATCTGCTGAGAAATCAACGCGTCCTTATCTGCGTCGGGGAACGCTCCTAATGTCAAAGATCGCCAGCTTCCGTTACCTGTGGAACCCATGATCGACTGGAAGGTTTCAGCGTGAGCAATCTGAGTATCAAAAAAGCCGTGAGTAAGTTCAACCATTTCGGGCATAAATAGTTTGACTCTCCCGCGAACTTCAGCAGGTTTTACCGACCTGTATCTTGTAACCACGAAATGATTTACGTCCATGTTTTCGGTGTCGTGTCCAATAAGTGTCGTGTCGAGTCCGTATGTAAGAGCAGCCAATGATCCGTCCGTGAATACCCTCGTATCAGAATCACCACGAATCTTCTTGAACTCATCAAGCAAGATATACGGCTCTGCTTTTCTAAAGTACCGCTCATCCACGTAACCACCCTGAGTCGGCTCATATCTTGATAGCGATATTACGAATAACAGATGGTCAATCGCTTCCTGTAACTTGTACCCAGATTTCGTTTCACTGAGTAACTGCTCGTCGTTAATTAGTACGTTGAAGAAGTCACGTCCGATCCCGCATTTTTTACAGTATCCGCGTGACTTGCGACTTTTCTTTTCTGGAATCATCCAGTGGTGTATGCAATCAAATATCATCATGTCTCCTTCTTTACGTGACAGGTGCATGAGCAAAGAACCAACGTGCGATTCTCTGCCACTGCAATGTCACCTTTATATTTGTAAACCATGCCCGGACAGCCTTCATGTCCGTGCTGCTTTTTTCGCTCGGCTGTCGGTGAGCAAAAAGCGTTGATAGTCATCGACTGTAATACTCATCCGCTGGGTAGTCTTTCCACACTATTTCAATTTTTGCTTTCGCTTGATTCGTTTTGAACTGCTCACAGAAATCACTGACCAAGCAATAATTCTCGCATCGTATGTCCTCGCCTTCACGCCTCTCAATTACCCAACCCGTTTTCATTTTATTTTCGACAGCCCATTCAGCAGCTTCACGATGACCGAAAAATAAT